CAGAGCCAATGAAATTGGTAGGTAAATGTGTAGTTAGTAAAGAACTTCAATTTCATTTGGATAAAGGATTGTCTCTATGTGAGAATGTATTTCGTGCGTATACTGAAAAGTACTTTGAATTGGTCAAGGAAGTACGTGATTTGTATGAACAAGATTTGATTGAAATCAATGACGACGACCTAGAGATGATTGAAAGTGATCTTTGTCAAGTGGGTATGTATGAAGGACGTGAAGTTTATCTTGATGCTCCTCTTGAGGAAGAAGAAGATGCACTACATGAAGTTAAGCACCGTGGTCGTACTGTTCATTTGAACAGACCGTTTAGAACTCCCGGTGGTGCCAAGAAGTTTGCTGTGTATGTTAGAGGAAAGGGCGGTAATATCAAGAAGGTCAGTTTTGGTGATCCAAAGATGAGAATTCGTGCTAGTAGCAAAGCTCGTAGAAAGAGTTTTAGAGCACGTCACAAGTGTAGTCAAAAGAAGGATCGTACAACAGCAGGATATTGGAGTTGCAGAAGTCACAGAATCAAGAGTTTGGGAACCAAGAGCAAAGGAAGATACTGGTAATATATGAATAGACACGTAGAAAAAGGATGTTTAATGGCAATGGTGGAACCAACTTATGGTCCTCACATTGTTCGTATTGGTAAGACTGCAATACCTCCAGAGATATTGTACACTGATCCAAATGATCCAACATATGGTTATGATGAAGAACCGCATGTAACATTGAAATATGGATTTTTACCTGATTTACAACGTAGAGATGTTGCTACCGTATTGAAGGGTGTAAAGCCATTTAATATCATTTTGAAAGCATTGAGTCAGTTTAACAATGAGAATTATGATGTGGTTAAGTTTGATGTTGATAAGAACAATCAACAATTGATGGAGTTGAGAAACAGATGTGATCGATTGCCAAATGAAGATAGTTATCCAGATTATCATCCTCATATGACACTTGCGTATGTTAAGAAAGGAATGTTTCCGCATACCAAAGACGGATTGAATATTGTTATTCCTATTACCCGATTCAAATATAGCGGTCCACAAGGAAAGTACTATATCAATTTATGATTAAGTTGAAAGATCTAATTCGTGAAATCACAGATGGTCAAGGATACATGACTGCTGAGAAATTTGGCAGTATTTGTTTGAACCAACTTACCCGAACGTTTCCAGAATATGAGGTGGATTTGTTTGATGTTGCTGATTTCATAAAAGATCAGGTCAAATATAAGATGCCAAAACGGGTATCAATACACAATAGTTCTTTACGTGCAAGATTTCATATTGAAACCAATGATAAACTGTATTTTGTCAACATCGTCAATGAGTTTGATAAAGTACCAGAAAGAGAATTATCGAATAAATTTACGATGGCAGACGATGATTATTTGATGAGTATGCCATCTGTTAGTTTAGAACCTAAAGATTTAAATACTCCAAATGAGTTGATGCGGTTTCGTTGTAGTATGGTATTGCAAGATCGTGAGGGAAATACTTTAAATACATTGATTCCAGATCATAAAACTTCTTCTGTGTATTTTACTGATTATAAGACTCTCAATGAGTTAATATTGGATGTCAAGACTAAGATTGATGAAGATAAGTTTAACGACCTTGGAAAATTGGATGAAAATGAAGATGAATTTGATACGTCTTCATTGAATAGTGTTAAAGACATTACAGATATTGTTAAGGACGACATGGTTAAGGTTGCTCAAAAACAATATGACGATTGGAAACAAGATCAGAACGGTCAAGATACTGAATTGGGTAGTGGTGGTATATGTCACTTGATAGCTGACGATTTAATCGGTGTTTTGTATAGACATAAGATTGAGAATGTTCAAAGTGTGTGCAGCAATTATGAACAACATGTTTATATTGTTGGTCAGTTTAAGGAAGGTGTGTATGAAATCGATATACCTTATAATGTTTATGAAACGGGTGGTGGATATTCATGGAAGAAAATACCAGATGTTGAATTTAATAGAAACGACATAGTTATCAATAGATTAAGCAGTGATCCGAGTGAGTATAACAATTATGTCGATACCATATAAAGAAACGGTGTTGGGTAATAATCAATATCTTCGTACTTTTTCAGAAGATGTTGATGATCATGAATTAGAGTGGCATAAAGACCGAGAAGACCGTATAGTTGAGGTTATAGAGAATCACGGATGGGAGTTTCAGATGGATAATGAACTCCCAGTGTATCTTGAAAATACATTATTTATACCCAAAGAAACATATCATAGAGTGATTAAAGGCAATGGTCAATTAATAGTGAAGATAACTAAACTCATATGATATTTATATCTTAATGAGTGCAAATTTGGATCAAGATAGGGTAAGATGGCCTGGTAGTGGTAGTGCTGTACCCGGACGAACACCATTTGGATTTTACGACACGGACGCTCGTTTTGTGGCCGATTGCAGTAGCAGTGCGGTCTGGGCAGCGATCCGTTTGGGTTATCCCATCGAAGACATCGAAATGATCGACGTGAACTTTTATGCAGCATTTGAAGAAGCTGTGACTGAGTATGGTTCACAAATCAATCAGTTCAATATTCGTAACAATTTGTTGTCATTGATTGGACAATCCACATCAACCGTGGTAAATGGACGTTCTATGACGGGTGATCCATTGCCATATGTGATTAAGTTGTCAAAGGGATATGGTAGTGAAGTTGGTGTGGGTGGTAATGTTGATTGGAAGAAAGGTAGTATTGACGTAATTACCGGTCAACAAACATACGATTTGCAGTCATTGTATGAACAAGCATCTGGATCTGGAAATCGTATCGAAGTGAAACGTATTTTCCATAATGGTCCTCCAGCATTTGCTCGTATATATGATCCATTTAGCATGACTGGTATGTCATACAGTAACGTGTTGAATGAAATGGGTTTTGCTGGATATAGTCCTGCCGTTCAATTTTTGATGACACCGATCTTTGAAGATTTGCTTCGTGGTCAAGCAATTGAATTCAATGATATGGTTCGTAAGAGCAGTTATAGTTTTGAAATTGTGAACAACAAACTGAAGTTGTTTCCTATTCCTACTAGCAACTACAAAGTATATTTTGAGTATGCGTTGGAAAATGATAGAAATGCAAATCTATATTACACTGGTTCGTCTAATACACCATCTGGTAGCATACCCGATCAAATTTCTGACTTTAGTAATGTACCATATGAAGATGTGGTATATAGAAAAATTAATTCTCCGGGTAGACAATGGATACGTAAGTATTACTTGGCATTGTGTAAAGAAATGTTGGGTGCTATTCGTCAAAAGTATAGTACCATTCCGATTCCGGGTGGTGAAGTTACTTTGGATGGTGCCGAACTACGTAGTGAAGCAAATACTGAAAAAGAAGCACTCATGACACAACTACGTGACATGTTGGAAGCGTCATTGCCTTCAAAGTTGATTGAAGAACAAGCAATGAAAGCTGAAAAGAGTACTGAGATTTTGAAAAAAGTTCCACTCATGATTTATATTGGATGATATTATGGCATCACTAAGAGGAAGATATTTTAGCGCTCGTGACATCAATTTTATTAATTCCATTAATGCAGAATTGATGGGAGATATTATTGAAACGTTGGTGACTGTTTTTAAGATTGCCGCATCTGAGACTAAGGTCAACATGTATGGAGAAAGTGCTCCATCTGAGGGCAAGACTTTTTATCCCGGTATTGATATAAGTTGTTTGATTGACCGTGGAGATATTACTGGTGAAGATGAAGGATTTGGACCAGACCGTGATCAAACGGTGGTGTTCAAATTCAGAGAAAAGATGTGTCAACAGGTGAACTTCTTTCCTCAAATTGGTGATATCGTTTTCTTTAATGATCGTTATCATGAAATTGATAACGTGGTTCAAGAACAATTCTTGGGTGGACAAGATACCAAGAGTCACAGTTTTATTTGCAATACTCACTATAGCAGATTGAGTAAACTAAACATTTTTGAGAGACAGGTATAACGTATGGCATGGAAAGGAAATTCGGATAATCCAGCTCCAAACTACAGAAACAAAGACAACAATGTTGCTGAAGTTAAAGCTACCATCAATCGTGCAACGCAAATTCGTAGAGATCAAGACTCGTTCAAGAACTTTACGATCACGTTGCTTGATATTGATAGCGCCATATTTGAATATATGGATAAAGTCATCAATTTGACTGTGGAAGACAATGGTGAAAATGTAAAAGTACCATTGTTTTATGGCAGTCCAGAACGTTGGAAATCTATTCAAACTGATGGTGGAATACGTGATAATCAAGGTAAACTTCAATTGCCTGCTATCATGTTTAAGAGAAACACTGTTGCTAAGAATCCAAACTTAACAACTTTGAATCGTCATTTGGACATTCAGGTTGTGAAGAAGTTTGATGAAAAAAACAAGTATGACAGATTTTCTTTGTTGACTAGTGCTAGTGCTCCTGTTGCACAGATTTTGAATGTCACAATGCCTGACCACGTAACATTGACATATGAGTTTATGATGTGGACTGAGTATGTGGAACAAATGAACACGTTGATTGAAAAGATCAACTTTGCAGCTGAAGAATATTGGGGCGATCCAAAACGGTTCAAGTTCAGAGTTTACATAACCGATTATACCAACACCACCGAAGTGAATTCGGGCAAAGACAGAATGGTCAGAACAACGTTCAACATGACTGTTCAAGCATATCTATTGCCTGATTCGTTTGAGAACAAGAAACTTACCACAACTAAAACTCTTACTCAACGTAGAATTGTGGTTACAAACGAAATTGTTTCTGCTAAACAAATGGCCGAAGTGGAGAAGGATATTAGAGCCAACTCTTACAAGAAACCAATTCCATATCACTATGTTAATCCGATGGTGGAAGATGGTACGATTCTCGAAACACCAACAATTAGTAGTTGGGATCAAGATTTGACTGCACAAGAAACAGAAGCAGTATTTCAGTCGTATGCTGGTCTTGCTCCGTCAGACAACACATCAACTGGAACCAGTAATATTTGGCATACACCACCAACTTCACCCAATGATTATGGTCAAGAAGGTTGGATGGCATATGACGATAATTTCCATTACATTTATGTAAATGGTAGATGGTTACGTCAACCACTTGGCAATTTCGAAATTTGATACAGTTTTATAAAATATCAGTCTATTTATACATAGATTTATAGTATATGGCA